ACTTGGAGAAAATATACCTTCAGCTTGTGGTGGTACTAACATTTGCATTCCCATTTCTCTATCTATCAAATCTAACAACTGTTGCATATTAACTATCTCACCAATAGAACCAGCTTGTTCAGCAGTTACTGCTGTAGTTCTTTGATTGTTTGGTAATCCTGATGTAGTAGCTGTTGGGTCATAGTAACTATCTCCTAGTGTACGTCTTAAATACCTCCATACTTTTAGTTTATCAGCACCTTCATATAATGGATTACCATTTTCATCCATAGCAAGATAATCAGGAATCTGACTAGCATCAATATTTTTAATATATCCTTCGTATTTAGCTAACTCTCTATTCTGTAAGTCTTTAACAAATGTATATTGTAATAGTGATGGTAACGCTCTTTCTACTAATGATATAGATTCAGCATTTAATCCTGAAAAGATTCTACCTTTACATGATAATTCAAAATCATAAGGATTATCAATAGATAGTGGTTGATTAGGAACTTCACGCATATCAGTAAAGATATCATAACCATATCTAGTTATTTCATATCTTCTAGGTATATACATCTTTTCAGCATACATTACATTACCAAACTCATCTATCCATTCGTATCTTTTAGCTTTCTGATTATATCTGTTAATAATAAATGTAGTAGCTGCATCTTCAGGAATAGGATATTTACTATCTACTATTTCAGTAACTACTTCATTGTATTCATTAAACATAGTAAGGAATATAACTTCTCTATAGGCTTTAAACTCTAAATATGTTTTCCATATTAACTGATTAGCTCTATATCTTCTATCTCCAGATGTTCCTGTAGATTGTCCTATGTATCTATTATCATGAAACCTAGATTCCATTCCTTCTTCTACACTAAGATAATTATATTGTGATTTAGCTTGTCCACTAGTTACATCCCATGCTGTATTAGGTGTTAAGTAATTAGATGATGTATATCCTCTTAATCTTTCTAATACTTCATCTTCTACTTTACCTTCTAATTCATCAATAGCTTCCGTAACAGTAATTGGTGTTCTATACCACCAATAATCTCCTTTCTCTATTCTTTCTTCATTACTATTCTTATGAAAACCACAATGGAGTGTATTTAATACCATTGGATGTGGTTGCCCATTCTTTTCTATAACTACCATAAAACATCTATCTACTGCAAGTACATGTTTAAATGATAACGACTTTAATGACTTTATATCAAACTTAACTTTAAAGTATTCTACTACATCATTGTAGAATATTTCCATTTCACTCTTAAAATTCTTTATATCTATATCTTCAGGTTTAGGCATAGTACGCATAGATTCTTCAATCTGTTCAGGATTAGCACCTCCAGCTTCCAGTTGTGCTTGGAATATCATTAATTCCTGATTGATTGCAGCTTCTAATACTTTCTTTATTTCTTCATCTTTTGCAGCATTATCTCTATCAGATAATAATAATACATCAAAATTATCACCTCGTTTGAGCATTTGTCCAACGAGATACATAAACTTAGGATATAGTCTATTGTATATAACTATTTCTCTATCTTGTTCAAATGGTAACTTAAACATATCCCCTTCAGGATTGCATAAATCGTATAGTTGTCTAAACAATACACTCCCATCATTATTAAGAATAGCATAGATAAGCCTATACTTCTCATAAGATTCCATGTTGGTATTATTAAAAGGTACAATGGTGTTCATTATACTTTTATACCAATCATCTGATTTATTTTTTTCTCTTAAGTTGAATACCGCTTCCATCTATTATTTATATGATTACGTATTGTCTGCAATGCTACAGTTTTAGTCTTATTCATTAGTCTGTGATTCTGTTCACCAATAGCTAGAGTTATACCTAATAACGCAGAAACACCATCAAAGTTTCCTTTTAAGTTATAACTCTTTATTTGCCTAACGGTAAATATACAAGGAATTCGTTCTAGGTTAGAATATTCTATCCCATTAATTTCTTTTTTTTCTAAAAGCCAATCTCTTAGTGCATCTATCAATGATATCTTTGCTAGACTATTTCCTACTATATATCCAGTCTGACTTACTGTTCTGGAATAGATAAACTGTCCTTGTTCAAACTGTGGTCTAAGACATAGTAAATCAGCTTTTCTTTTCTTTAAAAAGTAAGCTCTTAGTCTATCTCCTCTATTAGCTTCATACCATAAATTCCTTACTGGATTACCATATAACCCTACTCCCATTTCTAGTATCTCATTATATCTATCTATACCATCTAAATTCTTTCCTATGTATGTAGCTGCTATATCATTTCCTGGTAATCCATATACTTCGTATTTAGGATTAACAATAAAGTATGCAGCACCTAATGAACCACCTTTATCCATCTCATCTGATATATAAGGGTCATGTAGTACAATAATAGCATCATTAGGAATTACACCATTTATCTTTAACTTATCAGGACTTATATACATCATAAACTCACCACCTAATTCATCTCCAGCTTTAATTGGAAAGTCGTAAATAGGTTTACCATTAGTTTTAATCTGATAGTTAACACCATATTGTGCAGCACTATCCCAATACATATCAATAGCAGTTCCTAAAGTCTGATAAGTATTATCATGTATTAATGCTCGTTCTCTTTCTTCAGCTTCTTTTATTGGCATTAGTGAACCACCTTCTGATAACCACATATCTGTGATTTTCAATGGATAGTTCATTCTTTGTCGTATTAATACTTTAGGGTCTGTAGACTTAGATGCTTTCTTTTCTTCTTGTTGATAAAATGCTATAGCTTTAGGTATATCTGTATTACCATCTTTATCTTTAAATCTTTTATCTGTTATATATGCTGGAAGAAATAAACATTGGTCTTGTTCTCCATATCTAAACTTTAAACAATTATAATCTTCAGGATGTGTGAATATCTTCATAGCATCATGTAGTGTTTCTATATTACCTGATGTTCCAATTCCCCATTGTACACCAAACTGTTCACCATCAGTTTTTACTACTGCTGTATTTGATAACCATGCTTCTATAAACAATTCCATTAATCCTATTTCTTCATAGACTATAAGATTTCTTCTACCACCAGCTCCTGATTGTCCACCATCTCTTTTGTTAGTAGAATATACATTATGATATAATGTAGAACCAGTTCCTATTTCTTTCCATTCATTCTTAATCTTTACTGGAGTTGTATTGCGCCATGGGTTATCTTTGTTATTAGCACTAATATGCCCTGTCATTCTTTTCCAAAATGGACATGGTTCATATTCTTCGTCTCCAGGTTTTCCCCATACACCAAATTCAGGATTTAATGCTAATTCATCTAATGATGCTTCTATCTTTTCAGCTAGTTCACTAGACTTATCTTTTCTTCCTGAACCTAAATCTATTTCAGCTTTTAATTCCCTTCTAGTATCTCCAGGTTTATAATACTTCTCTCCATCAAAGATTAATTCAAATAGAATACACATTAGTGCAGCAGTATATGATTTACCACCACCACGAGAACCTAGTATAACAAAGTTCTTAGCATCATTATAATATAATGGTCTTCCTAATGGTTTATCATGTAGTTGAAATAGATAATCTCTAGGATGTATAAATTCTTTTAAGAATCCTTTCTTATTAAATAGTGTAATCTTTTCTTCTAATGATATATGATATACATCAGGATTTAATATTTTTATATTACAACTATACTCATCATCATCTTCAAATCCTGAAAATCCTTGTGCTTCAAGATAATAGTAAGCAATATGCCATTCTATATCTCTAATACTAGGTTTTAATTTTAATCTAGCTTTTGTTTTCTTATCTGTTTCTACAATAGTACAGTAATTACCATAGAATCCTAATCTTCCTGGTACATATCTATATTGTCCAAATTGAGGATACCAAATACCTTCAATACATTTAGAGCGAACTGTTTGCCAAAATAGATTATAACGAGGGTCATCAGGATGATATATTTCAGGTTTAAATTGATTTAATATTCCTTCTAAGTCTTCAATTTGAATCCATTTAAAATCCCATTCATTTAAACAAGTGGTTACATTAGCTACTACTTCTGACATATTCTTTAAATGTTATCCAAGACCAATCAAAATATTGCATTTCAACATAATTAGGTTGATACATTATTGGACAATCTTTAGCTGTTATATCATAGTGTCTATAAACATTATCAATAGTTAACTTATGTCTTGCTAATAATACATTAATAAGATACTTAACATTCCTTAGCGTATCTTCATATTTACTATTCGTATTAACACATACTTCTATACCAATAAAATAATTATTAGCACTATCTCCAGCTGGAACTAATGTTCTTCTAACAGGTAGATTAGCTCGTCTAGGTTTATCACCTACATGCCATGCTACTTCATTATCAGGAATCATTTGTATAATATTCTCATCATCAACTACATAATGACAACTAGCCTGTACTGTAGTACTACCAAAATATTTAAGATGTGCTTGTGCTCCAGCTGTAGGTTTTACATTAGCTGTCCAATGTACAATAATACCTTTTAGTTCTTTAAGTTTTCTTCCAGGTCTATTATTGTCTACTAATTTTACTTGTATATCTACCATAAGTCTCCTTTTTCAGCTTTAGTTAATTTAGAACCACCTTTAGCTCTAACTGATTGTTTATCTTTAATAAATTCTTCTTCTATCTTCTGATATTTTTGGTATATAGATAGAGAATCTTTCTGTAACATATTAATCTGTGTAGCAGTACCTTTTACTACTATTACTTTATCTCCAAGAAACTCTGTAGTATCTAATGTTAATTCTGTATCAGCAATTAACTTAGCTCTCTTTTGTAACTGATTCTTTTCTTCTGCATAAGCTCGTTGTACAGCAGTCATACATTCTAGTGGATATGCTTCTAAACATTTAACAAAGTTAGCTTCTTCCCAATCTAAGTCTTTAACAAAAGTTTCTGATAATGCTTTTTTTCTTTCACTAAAAGCCATTCTATAAAATATATTATCATGTTCATCAGGGTCACACATAAAGAATATAGTCCACATCTGTCTTGATGAAAAAGATTTATCTTTAGACTTATCTTTCTCATAGAGTAAATGAAATGGTGAATATATCTTAAACTGTGGATTAACTTCCCAGAAGTTAGTAGCTTGGTCTAATATTCTATAGTTAATTTTAATCATCTTGTTACTTTTGCTTTAACTATGTACTCTGTACTGTTTACTTTTAACAGTACAAATCTATTAAAGAATTCTTCTTCAGGATTCTTTACTTTACCTACATTCATTTTTAAGTTTACTGTATTACCAGTAAAACTAGTAGATAGACAACCGCAAGATACTTCAGTATGCTCTATGGGTTCTTTGAATTCAAACGTATGTGTTACGATTGATTCTTCTTTATGTTCTCCTAAGTTAATCTCCAACATATACTTCGTCTAATTTTAATCTGAATAAACAACGTTTTATACTTGCTGATATTTCAGCCATAGTATTCTTAATAGCTTCATCATTCTCTTTAGTCATTGACGCTTTAATCATATTATGCAAACCTCTAAAATAAATGATTACATCATCTGATTCAGGAATATCAACTGACTTAGGTGCTACTATAGCTCCTGTATCTGCCATATATATTTCTACTAATGTATCTATTAAAGGCTGTACTTCATCATAATATGATGCTAAAGCATCATGAGTTCCTAGTCTTCTAATAGTCCAATGTTTATACTTAGCATATATTAAACTCTGAAATATAGTAGCTATAATCTTACTAAAATTTTCCATTAGGACACTTTTTATTAGTTAATACCATTTCATCAAAATCACAACC